CCGGGATCTCCCTAGGTACGCGCTCCGAAGACCGCCTAATAACAAGCTGCCCGTCATAGCTCATGACGGACGTCTCGAGTTCGGTGATCTCCGTCCTCTTTTCACTGGCATTTAACCAGTGTAAGTAGGCTCCAAACGCGTATCGTCTCTCGGTCGCTCCGTCTCGTTCGTGCTTACGTACGAGTCGTGCGATCGGATATCGACCAGGGGAGCAAAGATTGCTCCTTAATGCAAGGTCACAGGGCCCTTTAACAGGCTCCGGAACCAACTCAGAGAATAACGTCCAGATATCGAAATATCTGGGGTCGCAAACCCCGAGAGTGCAATGTGCCCATTTCCTCAACGAATTGAGTAATAGGCACCAGTCGGTAACGTCCACTGGCACTTTCTTAACATAGAAAGGAGTTACGTCAACACCCTTATCCCAATGCTTCCCGCACGATTCTCGGAAAGTCCCTTCGAAAAAGGACTTCTTCAAATTTATGCGGAAACCACAGAACTCGAATGTCGATAGCACGGCATCTTTCAGTCCGACAGGACATATGATGTCGTCGCCGTAGACAGAGATCTTCCCACGTGTATGAGTGAGAAATGCGCACGCTCTAGTCAGAGCCCAGAATATCAAGGACTCCAATTCGAACGTGAATGCATTACCCATCGACGAAAACATAAAGTTAACATGCGGTTGACCATCTATATAGGTGATCTTACTCCGCACGTCGTCGAGAAGGTTAAACCACTCTTCGGGTAGCAATAACAACACAAGCTGCGTGGATATAGAATCCGAAGCAGACGACAGGTCAATGGTCGCTAAATCGTTATATAGCGAACCCTGCCTGGCCAAACGTTGATTAAGCGTCTGGTCGTTGAGATTGATCCCCTTGCGCTTAAGACGGTTGCGGAAATAGTCCCCGATCGCCTTTTGCACAAACATGTTGTAATCGGGCTCCTTAGCGGCGCACCGATCAATTTGGGAAGTTTTGGGAACAGTAAACATTACGTTACCCTGTACGAGCTTAAAGTCTCGTGGGGCCCACACGTCCGATTTTGTCAGACGCAGGAAATGCATGATTGCATCTTCTGTAATGTCGGTACCCTCTTGGTACTTTCGGGCGATAGTTCCGGTTCCACGCCGTATCGATGTGGAGGCGCCACCACTAAACGAGCCAGAAAGCTCGTCCCAAGGAATGGTCTCTCCTAATGTCTCTGATATGAACCGCCTTGCTACGGATAATACATCCGTAATGTAAGCGGGCCAGTGATCATCGATCAGAAAGAGAAAGTCTTCATCGGAGTGATGTAAGAGCCGAACGCTAGTCTTCCGGTTTAGTTCCTCACTCGCCAGCCATTTATCAATGGCTTTCGAGCGTCGATTCTCCGGCGAATCCGCAACTAGCGGATCGAGCAATTTCGACTCATATTCAGACTTCATGTAAGAAGCCTTAAACGAATCGTCCTTGTCCAAGAGCTCAGTA